GTGAGGTGCACATTTTACGCCGGTGCAGGCGGAACAAATCTATTCAAATCTTGCTGTGCTTGGCTCATCAAAAATACTCTTGCGGGTTTTCATCCCACGGTACTTTTGAACCAATTCAGCATGATCTGGTAGATCACCAGTGAAGGGTTTTAGATCAGCAACTTCCAAAATGTATTGCAATTGAGCATGACGAACATCGAAAACTTCTTTCCCATGTCTCCAATACTCTGCATTAGCATTAAATAAAGAATCTGCTGCAATTTGTTCAGGTAAAGTTACTGAACCTTTTGTCCTCATCTGATTATGAAGAGATTTCTGAATAGAAAGCTCTTCAATAGGCGCAATCCAATTTTGAAGTTCATCGTCCCATCTAAATCCTCTTTTCAAGAAGTTCACTTCCGAGAAAGGGATAAATGGCACTGATTCTGCTTCCTTATCTGCCATAGTATACGTAATACCAACAGCTCCAAGAATCTCAGAAACAGAAGTATGATTAAACTTTTGTTCATCTTCATGCACTCCCATAGCATTATCATCACCGTAACACATAAGTGAAATCACTTTGTGAAAAGGTGGAACAACTTCATTTTCGTGTAGTACATAATACGCATAACGCATGTACAAACTATTTGAAAGATTGTTGATAATAACTGTGAGAGGGTGTCCAGAGGGATTTGATCCTAAAACATTAACGTATACTCCATTATATTCATAAATGGGATAACAAATTTCAGTAGCAACTCCGCGCATGATGCACAATTGTTCTTCGGAATACCCGGCAAGTTTTGCCATGTAAACCATAATATCAAATCCTGCCATCATAATCTCTGGGGACGCACGTTTATCGTACGCCTTGTAATCACCTGCAACCATTCGTTTATCTCCGAATTTAATTAGGTGATTAGCTAACTTTGTCCAATCATCAGATTGTGCAACAACACCTACAGCGCATTCAAATTTCAACCAGTTCTTTTGAATCACTCGAATAAGTGAAAGAAAATATTTACGCACAACGCATGAAAATGTAAATTCACTTCCTGCGAAAACGCGCACTTTATCTTTAGTTAGCTTTGTGGGCTCATCTTTCAAATTGGCTCGAAAGATTGTATGAACCCTATGTCCAGAAGCCAAAACTTTTTCCATTCTTTCCATTTCTTCAACGAACATGGGATCAACATCAAGTGGGCATGAAATGCCTTTCACCTTGCGATCACTTTCTGAAATAAAGTTCTTCTTCTGTTTATTGATGGGCCAACCCATGGATGTAGATAAATCTACTCTGTCCACGGAATTAACTCCATCAACTCCAGCCAATACAGCATCTAAACTGTAAGGATGGATTAATTTTGCCAAATCAGGTTGTTCTGACAAAATATCAGAGACCATTTCTTTCATGTCTCTGCGTGCCTGCATCATCTGTTTTGGACGAAACATACCTCGTGGTTGTGACATTTGATCTAAGTCTCTTTGCCAATGTTTCCACGAATTCATACTTTTGGGCTTTCCATGTTTATTTGGCAAACCCATTACCTCTTCCACTAATGATGAAATTGGTGATGTACGAACATTGGAATTGAAATGTCTCATTCCAATTGCATGTTGTCCATAAACCTGTCCAACAGGCTGCACACCTTCTTGCTCCTGCAAGAAGTGTACCGGACTTTTCTCGTGGGCTTCCTCCACGACTCTAAAGTCTATTCCAAATTTCTCAGTTACCATGGTACCAGCAGAATGACCTTCTAAAACATGTTGTTTACGAAGTTCTATTATTGCTTTATCTAAAGTACCTTTTGTGATCAAACCAGCAGCACCATATGGTGCGCCATTTCGACCAGCCAAATGAAAACCTAGAATTGTAGCTCCACTTTTACGTGGAATTAATGGCATCATACACATACCTGGGCGTGTGTTTTCTGGAAAATAATAATCAATTCCATTATATGAACCACGTTTAGTCTCAATTCTTTTTTGGCGACCAATACGAAAATCATATTCAGTTGTGTCTCCATCACGGTCTTTCAATACACTCTTAACGGCCAAACCGTCAATATGTGTTAAATCTTTTGGTAAAAATTCAGAAAAATCTGGGACATCCCCTCCGGATGTCAAACAAATCAATATTAAATCAGTGTTCGGTATACGATACCAAATTTCTTTGCCAATGATTTGCGTTGGATTCTTTCCGAGTACATCTCTAGGAGTTGTTTGAATTTCTATAATATACTCTTCAGAATCTTCCACCATATGTCCAGG